ATGAGCCGCCAACCAGAAAGAATGCCTGTACGTCCGTATCCAGCGCGAGCGTCTGTCGAGCTTTGAGCGCCACAACTGCGGCAGTGTCTCCGGTTAATACCGCAACACTAATCGCCTTCGGGGAATTAGTCATCCCGGCGGCGGTCACGGTGATGGTCGCGTTACCATCTCCCGTAATCGTTCCCGTAATCGTGGCCGTTTCAATTTGTTGTGTCATTCTTCAAAATACGCAATCAGGCTGCCGCTGGCGGCATTACCACCGGAGGCAATCACGACTTTAATAGATCCATTCAGGACAGGCAAGGCTCGGTCACCCCCGGATGTCCCCGTAAGAGCCGCCCCATCCAAAACAGCATGAACTAAATCGCGGGGATAGTACCAACTATTTGATGTGCCCGCACTGGATTTTGTCAGAAGTGGTTTAGAGGAACCCGATTCACAAGTCACGGTCACGGTTGCACCTGTGGCTATCGTGCCGGGACGGTATTCAATTGCATACAGCTTTCCCAGAACAGCCTGAGCCGGAGAGCTGGCGCCCTCGGCGTAAACCGTCGCATCCCCGGAGGCGTTGGTTGTAATTGGAAATAGTTGTCGTTTCATTTCTTCCCCCGCTTTGACCTGGACATGACCGGGTTTTCTTCCCCTTCTTTTTCTGTTCTGGCTGTAACTGATTTCATGCGCGCGTATAGAGCCTCATCGTCATGTAATTCAGGCTCGGCTTTTGCGCTGTAATGCGGTTCGGGATAATCTTCCGCCCGGATACCCTTGCGGTTATCCATCAGATAGTTACCCGTCGCATTATCCACTTCATAAACTTCATCAGGTGTCAGGACGTTAACCGTCGCGCCTGTGCGAATCAATACCCCAGTCACGCCCACGCCCTGATAATATTCAAACATTTTGATTTTCATAGCACTACTCTTTCTTTCACATTTGCCCATTTTCGCCAATCATCACGCGGTATCACCTGCTCGGACACGTAGGTATCCTCAGAGATATTCAATATGCGGATGCCGTTCATACAACGGACAAGTTGACCATAACCCTGAATCCAATGCTCCGCCGTTTGGGATTTTGGCATTCGTTCGTCCAATCCCCAGACATGCTCGCGCAGATTCTTCGGGTTGTGTTGAATGCCAATCATGAGCAGAGTTGTGAAACCCATGTGCCATGCAATTTGCATTACGGCAGTCATGACATTGACGTAACCGATACCCAATTGCGTCAGTGCCTGGGGATGATTGGCCAGCCTGCCGCCCATAATCATTTCACCAGGTCGATGCTGGAAACGATAAAAGTTTTCCCCCTTCCATTCATCGCGGTCAGGAGATGGAACAAATTTCGGAATGTCAGCCAGATCTCTGGTAATTCGGTCAAAATATTCCACATACAAACGTTCATCCACGCCCGCGTAATAGGTCGGACGCCATCCGGCCTTGAAGCCGGAATAGTCGAATATCGTATTGACGCTAAAGGATGGATAATCGAACCATTCCGGCGGCGTGCGTTTCAGATTTGGACCCAGCCCAACTAATAGGGCAGTTTGCCCTTTGTGAAAATTGTAGAAATCAGCGAGTTGCATTATTTTGCAAACCTCTTTAATATCTTGATGTCGCGCCATGAGGGAATATAGCCATTGTGAAATTCAGCTAATCGCCAAACCGCCAGCATAATAATGGTGCGACGATAAATCAAATCCAGCCAGCGTGTTGCGTGATAGAAAAACGCCAAAACATGACCTAATGGGCTTTTTAGAACATAGGTAGTTACGTCGTTCTGGTAGTCATAATCTACAAATTTGAGCCGATACGGACCTAAGATTAAATCTCTCTTTTGGGTCATGTTGTCACCGATGAAATCACCAGAGATTTTGATAAGCGACGACTTTCCTATAATTTTATAGGTATACTGCTCAATCTTGCCGATGGCGTTTGTTCGTCTGGTAACTTCCAGCACAGATGTTTGCATCATGGTTTCAGCATCAAGATCACTTGTAGCCAGTATTGCCCAGCTTCGGTGGCGGCAATTCCAGTATGTCGTATAAATAGACTATTACCGGCCAGCAGGGGAATGAGCGGGACGCCTTCGGTGCCCGCCGCACCAATGGCTTTGGAAACATCCAGGGCAGTCGCGGCAATGACGGTCGCGCCTCCGGCAGTGACACCCAGTTTCCAATTGGCACTGGCTACTCCGGTGGTATCGGTCGCTTCCGTATAAATTGGACGGGCTGAGATAATCTCAGCATCGCTAGGCAACCCAGCGCACAGGCATTCATCTACCGTAGTACCTGCGCCGTTGTCAATGTTGAACGTCGTGCGGGAACTGAGAAACAAAAAACGCTGATTTCCACGTGCAATATGCGGGAATTTATTTCGATTGTAAGGCATTTTATTTTTCCTTTGCCTCCCCTGTGCGGTTTGGCGTGACTACGTTACACCGCACAGGATCAGGCTGTCATATCAGAATTGAATCAAGGGAGTTTTTTATACTCCGACGAAGTACGTTTCTGCGCTGGCTTCATTGTCCCGATAAGCCAGACCAATCCGCATGTGGGCGACAATCTCCCACGAGTCGGCGTTGGCGATGCGGGTGGTTTCAATAGTCATGCGGCGCTTGTATGCCTTTTTCCATTGATCCCAACGGACGCACACAATCGCACCATACAGGTTATTTGAATCAGTATCGGCGTCAATCTTGCCTGCGTTATTGGTCATCAGTTTGGCACTGGCTTTTTGCATCTGCCAGGAGGGAAGCACGTTTACCCCGTAAGCAAGTGTGACGAAACCATTCTCCACAGTCGCGGCAGAGTTAACGTCTTTGGTCTTTACTTCAGGCAGGCGTGCCATGGCATAATGCACATTACCATCAATGATGAATGAAACTTTGGCCGGGTTCGCACCGGCTAATCCAGCGGTTCCCATCAGTTGCATGGTCAACAGGAAGTCATCAATCGACAACGTACCGGCGGCACTGCGGCTGTTGGCTGTGTTGGTCACAAGAGCCAACTTTCGAAAGCCGTCGAAGTTCAGGTAGTAATTGGTCGATGTGGGAGTCGTGTCGATTGCGTTAATATTCTTCGATGCGCTGGTTTCCACATCGCCATCGATGAAAGCGCTTTCGAGCATTTCCTGACCTGAGACCTCCAATTGCCGGCGGGCATTCGGCGCAAACGAGATAATGGAGTCTTCGGTCAATTCTCCGGTATACAAGCCACGTGCTGAGAATTTTCCAACACTGATCGTTTTATTTAAGGTGGCGAGCTGCGAAGCGGTCACAGTCGCGGCGGGAACTTTCAAAGTTGAATCGCTGGTAGACGCCTCAGGCGTCTTATACCATGTGAAATCTGTGGACTCCAACGGCCAAACCTTCCCGGAATATCCGTCGGGGATTACATCTTCTGGTACTTTGTCCACAACCACGTTATCGGCGCGAATTCGTTCCCATATCTGGGAAGAGTAGGCCGTGCCAACCCAATCCGAGCCAATCCCTGAACCACCTGTATACATCGGGTCGGTCGCAGCCTTGATGGCGGCGTCCACCGATTCGACATCCGCCTTAATGCCTGTCATGTTTCCAGCCTCAAAGGCGGCCTTGACGTATTCAACCGCCTGACGATTTTGTTCATTCTTTACAGCGTCGCCGGTGTTGGTATCGGGCTTGAGTTCTGCCACGCGCCGCGACATGGCTTTATAAGCGGCAGGTGGCACGACAATATCGGAACCGTCCATGTATTGCACACCTTTCGCGGCCAGTGATTTCATAAAGTCGATGGCGAGCGAAAGCGCGCCGCCATCGACTTTTTCCCATTTGCGCTCATCGGCAAACTGGGTTTGATAGGGAGGCTGTCCGCTGAATTCAGGACGGCGACCAGCTGCGCGGAGTTTGTCTGTCTCGCGCTTGACGGCTTCGGCAATCTTGCGATCTGTTTCCTCCTGCCGCTTTTGTTCCTCTTCGGCGTTTCCGATTTCCAATTGTTCGCGTGCTTTGATCTGTGCGGACAGCTTCAAGGCTTGACCGTTCAGGACATCCAGTTCCCTGGTTTCGCTTTCATCCATGTCACCCATAGCGACATAGGCATTCATTTGCTTGCGGGTTTTTTCAAGTTCTTCACGTAATTCTGCAAGAGTTTTCATTGTTATTATTCCTTTATTTGATTTTTTCGAGTATTTGAATTGCCTTCGCTTTGACCTCCGCACGCCGCCTTACCATTTTGGCCTCAGCCACGCCGTGAGTATCAAGATTGGGGAAGGGCAGTCCCGCCTGTCGGTACATTGCCTTCATTGCTGGAAGCGCAATAGCCCGATGATTAGCGGGACGAAAGTTACCATTTCCTAATTCCCATAATGAATATCCGGCTAAAGGCCATACGGCAATTCGACCGGGTTTATTCTTTTCGTACTGAATGAGTTTGCCGCCGATTTCCAAGCGTGCAAGATGGGAAATCGAATCGGATGAGACGGCCACCATTTTTTTATAAGCTGCCTGCATAACGTCTTTTGCCTGTTGGAGCGCTTTATTGAGCAAGAGCCGCAAATGCCACCCGTCCATTTGTTTTTTTAGTGACCCCGGCAGGGTGGAGCCGATCACTATTGGATTCTCCTCCAGCCCTCTGGCGCCCTGTTTGATACCGTGGTGATAAATCGCCAATGGAGTGCTATAAGCATCTTCTTTGATGTCTGTATTTGCGTCGAACCATTGCCCATCGCTATCTCGTGAACCGAATGGAATTACCAATACGTCCAATTCCCATTCTCCAACGGCTTTGACTGCAAAATTACCAAAATAAGCGTCTCCATAAAAATAATTTGTTGTTGCATTCCCTTTTTTGCTCGCTACCCACATCCGGGTTGAAATGGATTCTTTCCAATCTGAGCGTTGCACAAACTCTATTTTTTCGCCGTTTAGAGTATAGGGAACTTTGTAATTAATTCCCTTATCGCAAACAATCACGAAATCGTCATAATAATCGCAGATGTAGGGACGTTGTTCTGCTTCGGAGACTGGCATGGGAATAGGCTTTGGGGATGGATATAATTGCTCAAATGCGTCATTGAGTTTATATTGCCGTTCTTCGATGTTGAAAGATTTCGACGCAGTTTTATTTGCCCACATCCCTATACACTTACCGACTGCCGCGTCGTTATCTCCGCCATTCTCCCCCATAACCATCGGCACGCAGGCTTTCATCCATTCGTCTCGATTATCGTACTCCATCGGATCAGGCATTGAACACTCCAAAACAAAAAAACGCGTATAAACGCGGGGGAATTCCCGTGTCTATACGCGCCATGTCAGACTTGCGTATACGTTTGTTGCCTTTTTGCCCTAACTGCCTATTAACAGATTCGGGTTATCCTGCAACGAATTGTGTTTCTTGCCCCTGACTTACTATATTAGTTTACCACAATTGAAGAAATTTGGGGGTGGGTTTTTATCCTACACAAAGTTATTATACTCAAATTCCATTCTAAACACATCACCAAAAAACGTAATGATTGCTTTTGTTATGTAGAAAGTTGCAGTGCTACGCGCCAGGTCTCTCATGAGCTATTATCCTTTCCTTTTCAACAATTTATTCACTGCCGCATTGGCGTGCCGCAAAGCCCCTGCCATATTATCCTGGGCAACTTTGAGCATCTTGCGCCAACCTACTAACGCCAATTGCTGTGGCTGGGCTTCGGCGCGCGTGATTGCGCCCGGCTTCGGGTTCGTGATGGTATAGCCGCGCTGAGTCTCTTTGGCCATGTACCCTTTGGAGGCTTCCGTGGGGGAATGCCGGCGAGTCCCTGGATCAATCTCGCCGCTATCTATTCTCGCCATGACGTATCGAAACTGTTTCCATGAGAAATACCCCGCGGGCGCATCCGATACCCTGCCATAAGCACGGGCGCGCGCGACATATTTATAAGACTCATCATGTCTCAGTCCGTGTCTATCGTCACCAATAATATATTCGGTGATGGCAAGCAACGCGACCTTCATAACGCCGCGTGGCAGGCTTCGAAGATATTCCTGAACTTCATCCAGGTGGCGGGGGATTAGGCGAATCTTCATGTCCTTCTCAATAACTCCACAATCTTGATAATGGCGATAATCAACGCACAAACGCCAATGAATATATCACGCAATGGGAAGTTTGGCATACCGATATACACGGACGCCATACCCAGAAAAAAGATGATTAACAAGATGTCCATAACTACTTCTTATTCTTTTGCCTGAATCGTTCGTTACAATGTCGTATGAATTCAACGACATCTACAGGATGTCTTAAATAAGTTTCCAAGAAATTATTATACAATTTCTTCCCTTCCCCGTTTTCTAACCAATCTCGAAACCATATCGAGAAATTATTAAGACTATCATACTCAACTTCGTTCTTTATTTTCATATCGTTACCTCATTTCCGTCTTTGTCTTCCAGTTTACAATCACAATAATACCCCCCACATAGCATCGCGGCCCCCGGTTGGCGGGGGATGTAATTCCGTGCCAGATACCACGACGCCCGATGACTCTGCCCATCCAGGCTCGCGCAGGTCTGACAATGCTTTTCAGTATTGCCGAGCCGCCAGGTCAGTAGTTTGTTTTTCAGTGCATACATTTTGCCAGCATTATATACCCACGAAACTGCCCGGCTGTAACTCTCCGCCCGATCCAGAATCCATGACGGCGCGTCGAATTCATCTTCCTTGCGTAATTCCTTGGCCTGAACAAACAAGGTATCTATAAAACTAAATTCCCGTTCTACCTGCGCGTTGAACCATTCCAACCCATCTCCATCTGGCGGCATTTCTGCGCCGCCATCAACCCAGCCGTCATCAAACGCCGCGCCAAATGCATCTACCGTCGCGCGGCGAAAAGCATTGCGGGGTCCCTGCGTCGGTTTCCTGAAATAGTCAGCTAACGCGGTTGTGATGGCGTCATAATAGGTCGAGAGAATGGAGGCTAAATCACTACCAGCCTTGATTATACCGACCCATCGTGCCCGAATGCGCAGAGACAGGGGCAGGTCTATATTATTTATGTCAGCGTATTGGATAGCTTCCAAAAGAGAGACAGATAAGGACATTTACGATTTCATCTCCAATGCTTTGACACCTAACTCAATGCCTTTTAATATCTGTAATCCATCCAGCTTTGGTTTCGGCTTCATCCCTTCGATATGGTTATCAAACATTTTGGCTATTGTATCTTTGTCCTTTGTCATCACCAACCGCGTCTTGATGGATTGCATCGTAATGGCGGGGATAAGTGCGCTGGTGTAGTGTAGAGCCTTATCGGCTTTGCTCGCTTTCTCAACGCCCTGAATCGCCATGCGCCGCCATTTTTTCATATCGTCGATGACCGCCTTGGCAGTAACATCTTCCGCACCGGTATTTTCTAGTGACATCTCATTGGACGGTATCTCTTGCCCCCCTGGCCAGTTCGGGACCGAAATACCATTATTATTCGGCAGTACGTTGAATGGCTCCTCCTTTGCCAGTTTACCCGCCTGTGCAACAAGTTCCTTATCGCGTTCATCGTCGAGCGGGTCATCCTGATAAAACTCTTTTCGCGTTTCGGCTACAGTATGGGTCCGTTCGTAGGCTTCCTGTTCGGCGAGTTTCAACTTGCGGTCAACATAACGGGGGTCATCGTAGATTCCAACCAGCTTGATTCCATAGGCAGGCAGGATTTTGGGTGTTACCTTTTGGGCAATTGTCTCCATCATTGTCCAGAGAGTCTTGTCGTCGTAGAACGCAGAGGCGGCCAGCGCGTTGGCTTCTGTGGCAGTCTCGGAGAGCATTGCCAGCAAGCCCGGACAGATACGATTGAAAACATCAGTCATATCCTGTTTTAGAGAATCCATATATTCAGCATCTTTATTCGACATGGCGCGCTGTAGCCATGAAACCGCATCGCCAGTACCACGTAACATCATCATTTCGTTTCGTTTCGCGGCTTGTCGTTTCTCTTTCTTGATGTCATCCCATTGTTCATTAGGCACCCAGTCTTTAAATGCTAAAATACCAGGTGGCATTCCGTTATGCTCAACATAAGTATCCTTGCTGGTCACACGCTTTCCCAGATTACCGGTGATCGTAGTAATCAAAGATTCTAACGGCGATAAACCCCAGAAACGGTTATGCGGGTTGTATGTCTTAAAGTGGACAATCTCCCACAACTCGAAACGCAGAGGGGACTTTGCGTTGCCTGGGAAGTATTCGTAATGCGATAAATACAGCCTGCCATCTGGTACGGGTTTAATCATTTGATAAGGTATTGCCCAAATCTCATCAGGTTTCGAGAATTCATCTTCCCGATTCAACCACCAAATGGCATTACCGTTCAACTTGTAATTACAAACCGTATCCCGCATGAGCTCCAGCCCACTATCCATCGGATTCGGATCGCGTAACAATAACTCGAATTCATGGTTGGGAATATCAATCAAGTCTTCACCGCGCATCCGCTTGACGTTGAACTTTGCAGTTGCGATGTCATTGGAAAGAACATCTAGCGCAGTACCCAGGTCAGGAGACAATCTATATAAGTCGGCTTGATTGGCAAATATTTCAGGGGGAGGGATTCGCCAGCGTTGCGAGTCAGCCGTCTCGGCCTGCCAGCGTTCGACTTTTTCCATCTCGCGTTTAACGGCTTCGCCGATGCGGGCAGTCATTTGCTGTTCGCTCAGGAAGCCGAAACGATTCATAATGTTCTCAATGATGCTCATGGTTTCACCTATGATTGAAAAATACGCATAATTTGTCGGAAGCGGGTTCAAATCTCCTGCAAATCTTTGGCCTGTTTTGGTAATCCGTACAATAGCCGTCTCGATCTAATAGTGGGCATTTAAATAGAACTGTGCCACTCTCAGAATGCCCAATTGCAATAAAGGGTATATTGAAAAGCGCCATATTTACGTTTGCAATTGTGAGTATATCTTCTTTGTATCCGTCTTCATTGTCAGGCAAATATAATTCAAATCCCTTACAACAATGTCCGGGCTCAAAACATACATCACACAAACTGCTCATGGTTATCCTCCGCCATTAATAAGAAACCTCATAAAAGCGAATTCATCTGGTTTGGAAGTCCATCGTATCGTTTTCCAAAACAACCACCAAACATGCTTTTGCATTTTCCATGACCTCCAAATAAAACCGCTTTTGTCAATCCATGACTTTTCCACAATCCTGTACATAATAAATCCTTAGGCGAAATCTACCGCGTCGGCGGCTGATAATGATTCCATATTGCTCATCATGATGGCTTCGCCTTCGTCTGGGCTTCTGCCAATACGAGCCTTGATTTCTTCTTTTTCTTCAATCAATACACCAGCCGATGATACGCTATATTTTGCAGAGCATAAATCGGCTATAATCTCGTTTCCGGGTGGCAATGCAACATCATCCCCATGAATGGGATCTAAGGTATCCCGCATCCGCCAGTACATCTCGGCGCGCTTGTTCCGCATCTTCAGTTTGCCGCTGCGGTCCCTGTACTTAGATGCTTCCGCGCCGTTGAACGGGCGCACGTTGGAGTACATAACTTTGATGTGGTCGTAGGAAGATGACCCAATGCCATTAACGTCGATGTTAATGGCGCCCGGCTTTTCTTCCCCCAATATCTGCCGCGTCAATTCGGCGGAGATGGCCCCATCCGTGACCATTGCACCGGGATAAGATACAACCACATCGAACCAATTATCATAACGTTTGGCGATGCTGTGCTTATCATTGCCGCCACGGGATGGGTCTATGCCGACGGCGGTTAATGGCGTTGTGGGGCGTTCTCTTTCCAACCAGCGTTTTTGTGCCGCGCGTACCCAGGTGACCGGGATCACCTGGAATGGATCTGCTTTTTTGTATGCTCCGAAATTGCCCTTGAACGCCAGGCGTAACTCATCCGGCATAGAGTCGATAATCGCGGCATACCCGGTTTGTTCCAGGATGACGTTATCCGAAAGTTTCGCATGAAAGAATGTGCGGGAGCGTGGCGTAAGCGTTTCGCCATTGTGCTCAAATGGTTCGCCGCTCTCAACTTCTGTTTCTTTGCCGTCAATCATGGCAAAACAGCGCAATTCCCCATCCTGGGCGGGCTTCGGATATTGGCTATCCAGCCACGGCGCAAAGAAGCGCACGACCCACTCCCCCGATTCGTCTATCGGTGGGTTGAACGTCAACACAACCCGGCATTTCTGCCCAGGCTTGATGGAGCGATTCCAGCCCATCACAAAACGCACTTGCGACTCTGTGAATTCGGTCGCCTCATCGAAGCCATAGAAGTCGTGCGGGCGTCCCTGAAAGTTCTTTTTATCATCTTCGTGTTGCATCGCGGCAAAGCGCACAGTTGCGCCATCACTCAATTGCCAGCGGTGAAGCGATTCGTTGTACCTGTCTTTTACGCGTGGGTCATGGGTCGGGTTGTATATCTCGCGGCTCCGGGCTTCGATGCTTTCCAAGAGCGGAAACACACGCCGAAAGATGATCGAGCGCGTGTGCTTCGTGCCCGCAAAGCCAAGTAGCAAATCCGTCTTGCCTCCCCCCGCCGCGCCACCATAACCAATTATATCCGCTTCGCTTTCGTAAGCGGCGCATTGGGGCTTGTTGCGTGGGTCAGGTATCCAACACGGCAGAGCTGCCATGAGTCCATAAAACTCCTTGCGTTCTTCAGCGGTTAGATAGTCCAGTAAATCAGCTTGCATCTTTTTCCTTGCGCTGTTTGGCTATTTCTAATAACTGTGCGGTACGCTGGGCAATCTGCTCAACCGGCATATCAGAGCCGCCGTATGGCTTGTTGCCACTTGGATCAGTCGGTGCGACCTTCTTCGGTGCATCCACGCCCAAGATCAAGCAACGTCGGTCGATACACCATTGAATACCAGAAAGGAATCGCGGATCGCCGGTCTGCCCTTCGCTGATTTTTTGGATCTCCTGATTTGCCGTGCCGCCTTTAATTCCTTTGGCTTTCTTGATTTCCTTCTCAGCGTTCTGTTGGCTACGATGCCACGCTTCCCAGTATTCCAATTCGAGATTATCCACCTTTGCCAATTCGCGCGCTTTGGCTTCATTGATGTCATAGACGCGCTGGACTTTCCATTCCTCAATTAAAATCTGGATGTCACGCGACACGGTAGGCTGAGACAAGCGGAGTTTCTCGGCAATGTCAGCCTGATACATGCCTTGAAGGTAGAGACGGCTGATTTCTCGGCGGTCTCGCTCCTGTTGGGCTACGCTTCGGTCGGGTTTATCTTTTCTTGCCATATTCATCCAAGTATTCAGTGACCATTATTTCAGCCTCTCGATATAGATGACGGGGAAGGCGTCGGTTGTAACCTTTTCGTGCTTTACAGTTCCAAAGAATTGCGTATAATTATAACTGTCTAGGGTAAACGGGTTTTTTCTTTCATACGCAAGCCCCAATCCGCTCCCCCGTTTCCCTAGACAAGAAACCATAGCGGTGCGGGGCTTGCACCTTGAAAAGGAGAAAACAAAATGAACGAGCCTACATTGCAAGAAGCCCTTGAAGTCATGCTGCCGCACTTCACCGGAACGCTGAATTATCATCGATTTTGGTTGAAAGGGATTTACTATACTGATGGCGTTCAGTATCTTGCCGAAAAAGCTAGGGCATATTGGCTGATTGACGCTATTGCCAGCCATCAGATGACGCCAAAGGTAAGACAGGAAGAGTTTCAAGTCTGGGCGCTTCATAAGGCTGCTCCGATAGAAAACCCTACCGAAAAACACATCGCCGCTATCTTGATTTGCACCGATAGGGATAAGGGCAATGGGCCAGCAGAACTTGCCCGCCAGAATATCCCTTACACTGACTTCCCGCTTGATGCGATTACCTTGTACCTTGAACAAGGCAGTCTGGACGGCGAGTATCCCTGTCAAATTCTCATGCTTCCCTCTGAAAGATAATTGCATCATGCTTTCACCTGCTCCGCTTCGGCGGGGCTTTTCTTTACCAGCACCATCCCATAATTATTGACGCCTTCGGGAATCTTGACGCCCTTTTTCTTTATCAGTTTATTGAACTTGAAAGGACGGTAATCTACTTGATGCTGCCAGCGGCCCCACTTGCGGGTTATCTTGACCACATCGGGATGCTGTTTTTGTAGGGATTGCGCCATGAGCAGGCGACCATCGGCGTTATCTAGCTTATAAAGCGATTCGGTATTGCCACCTTTCATAGTCATGGTTACCGCCTTAGTAGCTAAGAACGCCTGAAATAAAATAGTAACCCAACCGTCTTTTAGGACTCTTATTGATAAGTCGGTATCTTCGTTATATCTTCCCCGCCACCTATAGGGGATATCGTTTTTAACTAGGATGCAAGAATAAACTCTTACGTTCGTTCTAAAAGGACCATCGGGATATTTCTGTTTTACGAACATAAAATAGTTTGGACCCGCTAAAGCAATATTTTCGTAACGGTCTATGAAATCTTCCATAGCTCGAAAAATAGAGCCGGAATTAGAGACTAATTTTCTGTTTTCGTGCCAACGTCTAAAATCGTGAATATTATCGTCAAGTATCCAGTGGCGCGGCGCGCCCTTCTCTATAGAATATTCCCATACCCAGTTACGGGCAGGAATAGAGCCTTGTCCCAGATTACTAAACGGTAATACTAAAATCTTCCGAGAGTCTATAACCGCCGCGTAGCTATCGTATTCTTGCGGCTCGATTACGATATGATAAGGCGCACCCATCTTTTCGAGTGCCTTACTCGTTAATCGGGATTCCCATCGCCCTTTAGAGATAATATAAATAGGGTATTTAGGATTCATACGTATCCCTCATATTTATTTTTTCGGCTTCGGGATACCAAAGCGCACGCGTCTTTTCGCTTATCTTCTGCTTGATTAATTTTGAGAATTTATCCACATCGGCCTGACTTTTGAAATGTACATGAATTGATTGGTATGCCGATAAATCCCTTTGCTCAAATTCCGGCATCCCCCGCCATTCTTCGTTAGGGTCTACGCCTTCAAACTCAAAACCGATATTCGATAACTCAAAGCGGCTCATGCCCCATTCTTCCAGATCGTCACTCTCGAACCAGTTGAGCAGCGCGTCGCCGTCCCATTGCCCAACATTGCGCCGTAATCTGACGGATAACTCCGCCCGTTCCTTATCCTTCAGCGGGCGGGATGGTACGCGCACATCCACCAGAGTCTTCGGGTCAACTTTGCGAAGTGACAATTCGACCATCTTGCGCTGATGACCGTCGAGCAATGGCAGTTCGGCTTTCCCGTTCTTCGGCGCGGCGGCAATGTAGGGCAGAACATGATCGAACTTATCCAACGAACGTGCCAATTGTTTCGCGTCCTTTTCGGAGATGGTCGCGGGGTTCTTGTCCCATTCAATCAAGTTGCCTAATGGGACTCGGATGGTAGTCCAGATCAACTTATTAGCTATCATAAATACACCTTCAACGGCTCCGGGTAATATGTCTCATCCCACGCCGCAAAGAACCGCGACTCAAATGATACAGCTCTGTCAAGAATAAATGGGAATGCAATAAAGCCATCTCCCCATTGGGGACGGATTTTGAATACACCCGTATCCCCCTCTGCCACGCCATAACCAATCCATTGCTGTGCAAGAATATTTTCAAGGGTTGCTTCTGCTTCGGGTGTGCCGGGGACGTATGAAAAATTGCGTGCGTCTATCGCATCTACCCCAGGCTCGCACCAAATAACATTGTTACTTGATAATGATTGAAACGAACTCCGGAATGTTTGTGCTGTTTTTCGTGGAGAGATAACGGCTTGCATTATCAGACGAGCCGCATCTATGATGGCAACAGCAACACTATACCCCAATTTGCCTGTTATTAAACTGCCTGCAAATGTTCTCTGCCCTTTGTCGTAATATGGATGCGGAGCGTCCAGATCACGGTTGTTGATGTAATCCCTCAATGGATGCGGCTCTGTTGGGTGGTCGTATCCATTCCATGGCCCGTTATTCATGGCAAACGCGCCGCCATGAATGATGCGCCATTTGTTGCGGTCGGCGGCAATCGCCGGATGGAAATGCGCCGCCAAATCGTAACTCATGAGCTGAATGTCTTTGGTCATCATGAGTTTTACGGTCGGGCTATACGGCGGAATGACGCCCGGCGAATTCGGAGCAGGTTGACGCCCGCCCTCTATCCGATGCAAGCCCCTAAAGCCTTTTACTCGTACAACAGGAGGCGGTTCGACTGCCGCTGTACCGAGTGTAACGTTTACAGTGATCACCATCTATACCAGCAATTCGTAGATAATATCCCCTTTATCATCTTCAATTTTGATTACCGCGCCGGTCGGTAAAGTCATGGTCATTTTTGTAGCGCGACCTGTAGGTGCTGGTTGGTGATCAATCAATGAACAGATCGTTAGGCCCAGATGTTTGATGGCTACCCAGCCCGTCGCAATCACACCATCTATATTTTTGACCTCCAGCCATTGGTCACCGGCCTTGACATTCAACCCATCTGCCGGCGCGGTCCAAACCAGATCACCATCAAAGATAGTAAGTTTTTTATAACTGGCTGTATATCCTACATTGACGGTATGGTCTGTTCGTAAACGCGTACCGTCTCCTAAGGCAATTGCAGTATATCGATATGACATATTTGACTCCTTTGCGTAAATCAAAAGCACATTCGGCAAAAAACGCTCGGATTGTCCTATATTTTCAGGCACGATAAGAGATTGATCATTCATAATACAGGTCACATCACCACCACCACCACTATCGAAAACCGTGACGGCGCCCTGGTCCCGCATGAGTTCGGCGCATTGATTCAACGTGAGTCCCTGATTGGGGTATACCCCCTCGGTCTGCATGAGCATGTGATACCCGGAAGCGTTCAACCCGTGGATACTGCGCGCGTGTCCTTCGGTGGCAGTCGCTGTTTCGTAAAGCGGGTCACTGGGATCGTAGAGATATTTTTGTACGATTCCCATCCTGACCAGATAACGCAGACCGGACAATGCCTGCCAGACTCTCTCTTTGACCGTGTGGTCGATACTGAGAAAGCCGCCATCAAACACAAGAAATGACGGCGCCGCCTTCTGGCGCGGCTTACAGACAATTCCATTCTCAACCGTGTAATCCTTCACCTCCCTGATTTTGTCCCACTCGCCGCCGTTGACTGCGATCTGCGCGCCTTTGCGTTTGGCCACACTGGACACGGTTTCCAGCACTGGGAGACAGACTGATTCATAACGGACCTTCAAGGGGTCGATGAAGAATAACTCGAACTTCCAGCCATGACGCACACCACTGATACGCTTCACACCTGAAAAGGGTTGGGTGATACTGTCAGGCGCAGGTCGGCCAATTCCTAGCCAGTCGCGCATTTGTGCGGGCGTGCCGTTGTATACATCCAGGTCACAGGCGGTTGACCGGGCAACGCCGTATTTTGTGCCATCGCCTTTATCCGTATATTGCCAGAGCTTCCAACCTGCTGTTCGACCCTTGGGCAGACTGGGTGTGCCGTCCGGGTTGGGTGTAAAAAACCACTGCGCCGTCCACAAAGCGACGGTATTCCAGTCGATATTATATAGACTCTGGCTGGGAGTAATATAGTCATTGTAAAGAGATGGGGAGGTATAGAGGATTACAGGCTTGCCGGTCTTTTGTTCGACATATTTTATCCAGCGCCAGGCGGAATAGGCGAAGGCAGTATTGAGTAAATTAAATGCACCTTCGAAATCACAGACTAGGAAATGATAATCATAGCCAGCAATATAGCTCAGAAATTTATCAGCCTGTTCCTGCCAATTAATATAGGATGAAAGGTAATGATAGCACCCATGAATCCCAACCTGCATCACTCCCCCCACGAGTTTGGCAAATGCTTCATCGCGTGTGATGCCGTAACTCACACGTTGAATGACGAAATCCAACTGAGCCGTGGCTTCGTTCGGCAAAAAATACTGGTCATATTTACTGACGTCAAGCCCGTGCGCGCGGGGCGTAATGGTAACGTCCTGGGGGAAAAGCGTAAAATATAGACGATGAAGATTCATATCGGCGTCGAATTCCCGTTGACCGGCACTTCTGGAATTTCCACCCCGGGCGCGTGACGTTTGAGGAGCCGTATCAGCTCATTACGATTCAGGACATAGGCGGCCACTTCCAATTCGGCGCTTTTGCGTCGATTCCGTTCTATTGCTGTACGCTCATCATATTCCAATTGTCGTTTGATGCTAATCGCTCCCTGGTTGGATATTGCAATCGCGTGACTTTCTGTTTCCTCCCGAATTCTAACTTTGAGTTCGACATTTTCCTGTTCTAGTTCCTCATAACGTTTCTGAGTATCTTCCAGCAGATTGCGATACCAATTCATGGCTTCGCTGTCTGTTTTTACGATTCGTTCCCTGACTTGTTCCGGCGTCTCACGGCGCGGCGCGGTGGCGGCGCGGTATCCCATGATGCCCGAAAAGATGCCGCCCGCCAGTGCCAAATAGCCAAGCACAACGCTAGTTTCCATTTTTTCTCACATTGAGGGTACCGAGTAAGATTGTCAGGAACGCCCCGACCAATTGCTCAACAATGGTTACCATGCGCACCGGGAAGATGCGCGCTTCCGGGGACGGGTTTACAAATAGAATCCAGGCATAGATACCGGCATGGAAAAATAACGGGATGGACATCACCCACCAGGCCCCGCGCATCGTACGCATCCCACGGGTAGCCGCATAGAAGAGACAACCACCCGCAAAGAGTAAGCTAGCCAGAATCACCAAGAGGGAGGAGAGCATACAGGTATTTTATCACAAGGATAACAAAAAAGCCCCGTGAGTGCACCGTACGTCAGGACGGTGCACTCACGGGCCCTGATGTGAACTGCGCAGGTTCTCAATCTCCTTGCCTGGTCAGGTCACCATCCCAACCAGGCTCAAAGGAGGAGATGTCAAACGGGGGGCTGTAACGACCCGAAATGACCACATGAATTGATTAGTAATTCTGCATTCTGACTTTATAAAAATCCCTGTATGCCGCGCCTTTTGGCAAATGTCCGAAAACCTGTAAATACCGCGATGATTGCCAGAAGCAACTCAACAGTATGAACGGCAATGGCGGCGTAAATATCAGGGACGGCATTTTGAAACCACAGGATGGCGGCTGCCGCGAGAGCCAAACCCCACTCCTGAGCATAGGCTGAAAGGAATTTGAAAATCGGCACACGCAGGATAATCCAGTTGATTACAAACACGAGCGCGCCAACGATTAAGGCGGTTACACTATCAACCACCAGGGGCGGCAATTCGACAAAACGGTTCAATAGTTCCATGCTTTCACTCCTTTTGATATACAGACATTATACTATGAACGGCTTGCGTAACCAGCGGCAGGCACGGTTTCTTGTCCATTTACGACGGCAGCCTGCCTGCCGTCTGGTTCACGCGGTGTTAGGTGCGTTGCCAATCTGGAAAGGCAACTTCGCCTGCTCGATCCCACCAGCGATAACGGAAACCACGAAAACCTTGAATGTATTCGTTGATGGTTACTGCTACCGCGTCGTTGTGGCGAACCAACGCGCAACCCCTACCATTGCGCTCTACGCGGACGAGTGGAGCATATCCACGCAACTTACCACCATAGACAATATACACACGCTCACCAGCATTGATATTCGGCACGCCTGCACCGAGATAGAAATGCCATTCAAGCCCGCTCCACTCATTGCCAGGCAAATCACTACCTTCTGCAATCCAAGTATCCAAGCCAAAACTTTTTGGAACTGTGACAACAACATCAGCCATGTGAGCACCTAACGGTCATGCGTTACCTGCGTGGCGAGTTGAACCACAATTCGGACACCTACGCCACTCAGGTTTGAGAATATATCTGCATCGCGCGCAACGTACCGCCCTGTCAGGTGCACGCCTTGTTGGGCGGCTTCTGCTTCTAACTCATCAAGTAACCCGTTACACGTTTCGACAATTTTTTCATTCTCGCCAGCCATAGCCAGTATTTTGATTGTGCCAATTGCTAAGATTGTGTATCCTCTTTCCATAGTTTCCTTTCGGGCAGTCCGCCTAACGGTTTGCGTCAGCGGCTGCAATTTATGGATAACCATCACCAGGCATGTCACAATCTGGTTGAATAAGTTTCTCGAACGGAGATTCCAAGTCGTCCGCTGCAAGCAGTGTTGGGCGGCGCTCAAGGCACGCAGGACAATCAAGCGAGTGATACCAACCATTCTCGAACCAATACACATCATGCCCAGCTTGTTGCAAAGCACCAGCCATAGTCCAACTCGAAACCATTTTAGCGTTTATCATTTCAACTTCCTTCCTGGGCGAAGTCCGCCCAACGGTTTGCGTTAGCGGCTTGCGGGTGTGCCACACTCGTAACACAAATATTGACCATCGTTTGTTCCAAACTCAGTTCCGCCACAGTTTGAGCAAGTCCGCCGGACGCTGTGTTCTACGGCTTTCAGTGGCGCAAACTCAAACGTCATGCGAGCCGCGATAATTCCGGGCAATAAACTCGCCCGTTTTACTATACAGTTTGCACATAAGACACCATTACCATCTATAGCATCCCATTCGCTGTTCGGGATGGTTGTATCAAGCGCAAACTCTGTATATGGCAATCCACAATCTTCACACTTCAACATTTTATTTTTCCTTTCTTGGCGAAGAGCCGTAGAACGGTTTGCGTTACCCGCAGGGGCGAGAACGCCAACCTACAAAATTATTCAAAGCCTTCAAACTTGGCCACGGCCCGCCCCTGTCGGGTGCACGCTGTGTTAGGCAACGTAGGGAACGCCATTTGCGCCATGCGTGACTTTGCTATGAACTCACACCACTGCTCTGAATATTCAATCGTTACACACTTGCGCCCCATGTTCTTTGCTATGCGGGCGGTTGTGCCTGTTCCACCGAACGGATCAAGAACGGGGATTTCAGGATTTGCGAGATACCGAAGGACACGCCCTGTCAAATCTTCGGATGTGTAACCTGGATGGTCAAAATTATTTTCTTTGAAGAAGTAACCCATGCCTTGCATTTGAACTTTGTACCAAACATCTTTGACGCGCTCTTTCGGTTTGGCATTTGTAAGAAGTGACGCATATTGATTCACGAACCCGCCACGGATTGCACCTTCTGGGGTCCACGGTAAAACGATTTGCTTATATTCTTCGCCCAGCATGTTCCAATATTTCAAGTAGTATTTGCTAGGCGGGTAAATGCAAACTTCGGGCGCAAGGCGTTTCACTTCGGCAATCCATTCAGCACAAAAGGCGAGATATTCAGGCTCAGGCATTTTGTCATTCCAGCCTTTGTATTCCTTGCCAACGTTGTAAGGCGGGTCAGAAAAACAAAAGAACTCACCCGACATACTGGCCATGACTTCGCGGCAATCGCCATGATAGAGAGTTACGCTTTCATCTTGGTAATAAGGTTTCATCGCTTAGTTGCCTAAGGCTTGCGTTAGCGGTGGGCGATTGTGCCGAACCACTTTGAAATGCGTGCCCGTAAGCCAATCCGCTGCACGCTTTGTTGGACAGACTTTCGCCATGCCACAACGCTAATTAGCAGGGGCAACATTGGAAGCACACATATATAAATATCGGTGATGAACATTTCACCGCGAATATCTTTGTGCTTCCAGTAAACCCCTACCCAAATGTCTCTCGGCTCAAACCATATTTTGAGAGGCTCATTGAGACGATATAAACGATTACCAATTATCATTTTTGCTCCTTTGCCGCAGGGCGGTTTACGTAGAACCTGTATCTAATGCGGACTGGATCATTTGCCGCACTTCTTCTTTTTGCGCGGCAGTTAGCCCTGTCGGGTGTACGCATTGTTGGGCGGCTTCATGCCATGCACGAATTGACATGACAATCACATAACCACCTACATTCATTCCGATACACTGACTTTGTGTAACATGCACAGATGGGGAATAATAATTATCAGGGTCTAACTTATCGCCCAGCTTTTCTCTAAACAATTCAACATCTGTATTTATTGACGCATCATCTAGCGATAGATCTCTCATGGTTTTCTTTTCTGTTGGGCAGCTTTCACTCAAAAGGCGTATCGCCAATTCTGCCGCCGTTTCTTCTTCTTTGATCTCATCCTGCCAATGTTCCTGCAAATATCTTGCAAGCATTCTGATTTGCGATCCAAAATAATCCGACATAATAGTACCTCTCTGTTGAGCAGTCCGCCCAACGGCTTGCGTTAGCGGTTGATGGTAACTGGCTTATGACACCATGAGCAATTCCCTTGCTCATCAGTGATGAATTTTTCTCGGCACGTACAGCGGATCCGCTGGTGTTCGGCGGCGTAGGCAACCGCAAAACAGTGTGGGCAATCGCCCAAGACGACCGATATTTCATTCAAACATTGGCAACCTTCCCACCGATGGGCAAAACTGCGGTGGCGGTCATTGAGTCGGTAGCCATGCGTAACTGTGGCAAGCTCTCCACATTCCGGGCATCTCTTTTTCTCTGGATACCTATTTGGCACGTCTCTCCTTCTTTCTCGGATGCCGCCGAACGGCCGGCGTGAGCCGCTCAATCCTTTTTGATCTGCTGAGACAGCATATAACTGAAATTATCGCCAGCCTTAATTCGCGGAGCAGTCGGCTCTACGCTTTGTTGGGCGGATTTATCCATGAGTGATTTAACATTGATATGGTTATCTTTGACGTATTGCAAAAACTCATTGACAGCGGCTTCGGGTGTTGACCACGCACCAAATTCATGTTTCAAGCGTGCGTCGCTCCACTTATACCAAGAGTTTGTGACCGAGAAAGACCAGCCATAAGGAAAGCGAGCAAGAACATAATCGTATGAAGATAAACGCACTTCACGCGATTTATGAACGAACAAGGCGTCAACTTCTTTGAGTAACTCAGATAAAATTTTCACAGTACCTACTTTCTAGACATATCCGCCGAACGGTTTGCGTTACATTCGTGATTTTACACCCGTCCCGTATCACAACGGGACGGGTTGGTAATGATTATTTTTGCATAATTGCCGTCTTGATCTCTTCGGCAGTCATATATTTAGACCCTTTCGGAAATACTTCCCATAACACCTTCCCTGATGCATTCAGGCCGATATTCCAAATGGCATCCGCGATCTTCGCGGCTTTGTCGCCATGCGGGTCGATCAAGTCAATATCTTTCGATATTTGGCCTGTCTCCTGATTAATACTTTCAGGTGTTGGTTTTTCATCTACGATCACACCAGTATCAGTATCCACCAATACAGGATGAGCATCAGGAATAGTCTGTATTTCGGTTTCATCCAGCCAACCTAAGCCACATAAAGACAGTGTAAGGCGGCGCTTGGCTTTTGTAACCGCCTTCATTTGTGCATTAGCAGTATCGCCTTTCATGTCCCCTTTATTGACGACTCCAACCTCCATATCAATACGGCCTTCTGAGTCCTGCCCTTTGACTTTGACAATAAATTGCTTTTCGGTTTCCACGATATTTACATCCAAGACGCTGATTTTATGGATTTTTCGGAGTTGATCGGTTGCGTCTTTCTTGGCATATAGAGTCAATTTACCGTTCAATTGGATATAGTCAAACGGTTTGGTTAGATAATTCACCCCGATACTCTCACAAACTGATTTATAGTAAGAGACACGTTGCGCGGGTGTCAACTTTGACAGATCGCCGCCAAGCAATACGCCTTCTGCGATTTTGGCTTGATCTTCATTTGTTACAAGTTGCGTGTTCATGATTTTCTCCTTTTTGTCTAATTTGGATATGGCGTTTGCTGGCTAGACAGATTTTAGCCAAGACTCTTGTAGGTTACATTCCATTCAGCGGCAAGTATATCCGCTTCGACCTGTTCAGGCGTGCGCGGATCATTGAGTAAATCCAATTGCCCATACGCGGCGGACGTGTGCGCTTCGAGATTCACATCCAGGGTTATCTCCCCGCTGACGATCTTCTCCGCCAGCAGCGCATGAACCATCACGGGCGCAATCATGGGGACGATTTCCGAATCCCAGATGGCTTCCATTTCCGGGTGCGCCAGGATGATTCGCATGGCCGCATTCCGACGCGCTATCCAGTAATTGCTGTTACGATGATTCGGATTCATGTCCAGCGGCATATCAAACCCGCCGCGCATGTGCGACGTTTTGTGGTGATGGCTCATGACTGTCTCTCCTCCTGACACTGGCCGTCAGGACATGTGTGATATTCCTGACGGATATATTTTAGCACTTCCGAAACTGTCATGTGTTGTTCCTCAAACGCGTCGTATAAATCTTTTTCTGACAGTTCGGCGGCGCTAACTCCTAATTCGCATTCGGCTCGTTGATATAGATCAGCCAGCCAGCAGGAAAAGAGACTGGTACGGGATTCGCTGCGGAAATTGTTATTCATGATTGACTGCCTTTCTCTAGTTCAGCGCGGGCTTGTGCTTTCAAGAAATCAAATTCGATTGTCGAGTACGGAGAAAGCTCAACAATTTTTTGGACAATATGACGCAGCCGCTGGATTTCTTCGGCCTGTTGTGCGATGTGATTTCGTAGGAAATTCGCAGAGTTATTCACATCGTTCCCTGTAATCAAATTATTCATTGCTATTTGTGTTTGTTTGTTCATGATTGCACCTTCGCGAGTTCTTCGTGGATGGCATCTCGCATGTGGGCGATATTGGACAATGATACGGGTAAATATGCGTATTCAACTCCGTACCATTCGCCCATTTCTTCCTCAATGATTGCATTCAGGCTTTCGACAAGATTATGCAACCGCTGGATTTCTTCGGCCTGTTCGCTGAGTTTCGCTTCAAGCAAACCGATTGCCGCTTCCTGAATGGTGGTTTTCATGATTATCTCCTGACTTCGCTTTCGCTTTCGATTTCAACCGTCGGCAATCGTCGTTTTGCGACAAACGCGGCGACTTCAGCATTGGTGATTTTGAGCCATAAGTTTAGATTCTTGACCAGATAATAGGTTCCGGTTCCCTGCCAATTGACCATGATTCGGTGATTTTCATGTGTGCGAATGTCGACTGTATTCATGTTTATAATTCCTTTTCTATTTTGGTAGGAATCACGCCGTTTACTTCAAATAATCCTGAAGTTTTTCGATGTGTAACTGCCAGCGATTGATTTCATCATGCTTACGAAATTCTTCGCTGTAAGCCATTTCTCGATCAATCTGTCGCTTGGTCTCTGAAATGGCTTCGTTGATGCGGCGTTTCTTTTCGTCTGTGAGTTCGTATTCAATTCCTGAAATAACGATTATTTTCATTTTGATAATTCCTTTTTTGTGTCTCGTATGCTCCAAATATAAGCGATAAGGCTATTCTTGTCAAGCCTGTTACATACGAGTTTTCTGCATAGGCTTGACATTTCAGTAAGGTGGGTGTAAGATAAGGCATGGAGTTTCTATGTCAAAAACAAACGGCACAAAACTGATTTCAAACGTTCGGCAAATATGCGCTGCCAAAGGTTGGACCCGCAATGAATTTGAAGGACGAATGCTGATGGAGCAAGGTGTCAACATGCGCACCGCCCGGAATATCTACAATGGATACACCAACATTTATACTATCACTGTGGCAAAGACCGCCAGGGTGTTGGGTGTAGATTTTGGGGATGTGATAGGGTTTGAAAAATGAAGAGGGATTTTGCAAGTCTGTTTCCGAGAAAATCAGGGTGTTATATAATACGATACAGAGATATTGTTTTGTATATTGGACAGGCTGTAGAATTAAAGGAAAGATGGTACAAACACCATCACAAATCTTTCATTGAAGTATTATTTCCCGATGCCTCCATAGAAATTGTTCTTTGTGACATCGACATGCTAACAGAAACAGAAAAAAACCTTATCAGTACACTCAGGCCGATATGGAACGGGGTGGACAAAATGACAATATCTAATATGTTGGGAGACGTTCCTAGTGATTGGTATGAGGAAAAACCAAATCTGGAAGACTGGATCCACAAAGAGGAGAGAAGGTATGAAAAAATGAAAGCCTGTCATAAACGATTGATGAGCATCAAGTTAGAAAAGGTAGTTTTACATTGACCGCCGTGGCGAAAAAGCCGGACTGATTGATAGACGAGTTTCTTATCCTCCACTCCCGGCCCGCTTTGGCTCCGGGCCGGGAGTAAGGATAAAACATGAATGAAAAGGAGAATATCATGTATATTTGGACTGTTGAATTTGAAGAACATTATTCATTCGATAAAAAGGGCGAATACACAAATAACGGTATGAGCTTCACGGTTTCCGCCAAAAACGCTGATGAAGCCATTGAAAAATCTGAGAAGCTCGCAAATGTTGGGGGAAAATTTGAGCCCGAAGATAGCGAAGATTATTTCCTTGAAGGTATTCGCCTGATCAAATTGGAACGCGTCGGAGATTTGGATGCCTAAAACACCATCACGACCGCAAGCCTTGGCTCAGGCGTATTGCGTTTGACAAAACGAATGTGACGTGATAAGATGAATTAACAATTCAATAAGCACATGAGTGCGCCGCTGGCAGGCGGTCCAATGGGATGAAACCAGAATAACCTTTTTCGTGGTGTTTCTGTGTCCGTACCGTATGTCGCTTCATCCCCGACCTGCCCTACGGAAACGGAAACGGGACCACCACCAAGAAGGTTATTTTTATTTCAACAGGAGAATATGATGCAATATGCACCCATAGAACTACATCAAATCGGATTGAATCCCAGTGACTTCAAATACTCCGATGCTCGCTCATGGCGTGGACCTTGCCCCGCCTGCGGCGGTCATCGGAGATTTGTTATTTTTACCAATAATGAATTTCCATTGTGGTTCGGCTATTGCGATGAATGCGGCACGCAAATCAAGGCATGGGAAAAAATCAAGGTGAAGTACGATCATCAACGCGCCGCAGCTATCGAAGCAGAACGAGCCAGAGAGGAAGCCGAACGCGCGGAGTATCGGCGTAAGAAACTAAACGAATTCACCACGGCGGAAATATGGTCTGAATTGCGCGACCGTATGACGAATGAACACATTGAATGGTGGGAATCTCAGGGGATACCAGAGGATATTCAGCGATATTTATCCATTGGCTTTAAAGCCGATAAGATGTATTATGACAGCGAACGAAACGAACGCCATTCTCCCGCCTATACAATCCCCTGGTTCGGTCAAAACTTTACTTTCAAGACATTACAGTACCGCCTGATAGTTCCTGAACTTTCTGACCGTTACCGATTTGAATACGGCTTGCCGGGCGGCGGGTCCTGCTATTATATGAGCGACCCATCCGAGCCAATCAAAGATAAGGTGATTATTTGTGAGGGTGCAAAGAAAGCCATTGTAACGTGGTTCCACTTGGCAAACATCAAGGACTTCACAGTTATTGCCGCAAGCAGTAACAACACCCTGACTCCGGCATTGTGCGCGACAAAAGATTGCGGACAGCGCATCCTGATCCTTGATCCTGGCTCCGAGCGTAAGGCATTTATGACCGTCAAAGAAAACAAGAACTTGAAAGCGTTGTACCTACCCATGAAAGCCGATGATATGTTTCGAGCCGGGTATCTGGACCGGGATAGTTTTTCAGGAATGTTGAGGGCGATATGAGCGAGCGAAAAGCAAATTACATTACTAGGAAATTTCACAATCCGATTGACGATGTACTAGATCGCCCGATTGCGTTCAATCCCGCGTTCAAGAAAATAACAGGTAGCACCGTTGCCGCGCTCATGTTAAGTCAAGCATGGTATTGGTCAAAACGCACCAGCGACGAATCAGGATGGTTTTATAAGACTATTGCAGAGTGGGAGGATGAAACAGGCTTGACTCGCTCCGAACAAGAGACAGCCCGAAAACACCTGAAAGGTATCATGGAAGTTGAATTACGAGGCGTTCCTGCTACTCTTTATTACCGTCTGGACAAGCAGAAAATAATGGAATTGATTGGTGTACAGTTTGCGGAAACCCTGCAAACTAGATTGCAGGAACCCCGCGAACAAGATAGCGACAATCCTACAAACATTAATAGAACAGAGATTACTACAGAGATTACTACAGATGGCGTACCGCCGAATTATCCTATGGAGTGGCAGATCGGCGTAGGCCAAAAAACCGTGATAATGCAGGACGATGAACTTGCCAGACGTGTTGATGCGGCAAATCTCATAGCCACGGGGATGGGAATAAAATCCAATGCCGTATACAATCTTGTCATGGCCTTTCAAATTGCCAGACAAATTATATTCACGGAAAGCGAAATCAAAAGTCAACGTAAAGCGGCGAAATTCTTGTTGGAAAAGAAAGTTAGTCCAGACAATATCGCGGAAGCTGTGCAGCAATTGATCGACTCTGGAATGACGGTCACAGATTTATACAGCGTGACCAAGACGGCTATAAATTTAGCAAACCCCACGCCTGAAACCGCAAGCTACAACCCACAAGGATTGTCAATATCATGAATGCAGAAGCCATCGTTTTTGACCCTTCGCTCGTTTCTACTTTGACCGTAAATTCCATCAAGGTTACCATGGAACATCCCGATTATTTACGGACGGGTATCCCGCAACTTGATGATCATTACGTTATGATGCGCCCGCGGCGCGTGAATGGCATATTAGCTTATACAAGCCATGGAAAGACCAGCGTTATGAATATCATGGCGCGTAACTTCATCCCGCAGATTGGGGAGGATGAAGTCATTATTTATTCCACCTGGGAGGACAGCATTGAAGATATGACTCTTTCGTATCTTGCGAACGTCAGTCGTATTCCAGTCCCGGCGTTGTTTTCTGGTAGGTTATCGGCGGGTGAGTGGGAGGACATGATGAGAGCTGCAACCCAGCGCGCTACTACTCCCTTGTGGCTCATCGGTCACAGTGAACAAAAGGAAGCCCGCCGCCCACGTCTGACTATGACTGATATTACCGCTGCCATGGAATACATTGTAGACAAACGTAAAAAGAAAGTCCGTGCCGTATTTCTGGATTACCTGCAACGTATAAACCGGGATGATAAACGCGGCGAGATGCGCGGGCAATATATGGCAATTATGGATAGCATCAAGGACTTGGCACTTGATTTCAATACCTGCGTGATTATCGGTACACAGGTTGGGCGAGATGTGAAAGAGCGCAAGGGCTGGAAGCAGCCGCAAGACCAGGACGCGCAAGAGACATCCAACTTTGAACAGACATCAGATGGTATGTTGAGTCTATGGATACCGAAGAAAACCGAACGAATTGGGGAATGCCTAATAGAGAAAAAGAATCCCGATGATCAAGCGGTATTCGTCACGGATAACCTGATGCTCATCCAAACCTTAAAACAAAAAAAGGCTAAAGCTCCAGTATTACGGGCGGTTGATTTTATACCAGAGACAAACGAGATCCAAACCTATGATCCGAATAGAGGCAAATCATGAAATACGATATAAAAGCACATCCAACAAATTACCACGGCGTAACATTTCGGTCGCGCCTAGAGGCGCGCTGGGCGGCGTTCTTTGATTTTATCGGATGGTCGTGGGAATATGAGCCGATTGACTTGAACGGATGGACGCCTGATTTCCGTGTACATTGGGATTGCGGGCATTCTGAATGTCCGAACGGTCATACTTTGATGATTGAAGTGAAGCCATATTATGACATTTCGGAGTTTTCAGGTCACCCCTGTATGAAGTATCCATACGGGAATGATTACAATGGTCATCACATCCCAGCCGATGCATCAGCCGCCTTTGGTATAAACCCTGATGTTACTTATTGGGAAATGGCTCATGGTCATGGCGGCGGTGAGGAAACATTGAGCGGCTGGATACACCAAGACATTAGCACTCTGTGGAAATTTGCCGGGGAGAAAGTTCAGTACAAACCATGAATGCCATTCAACAATTCTATGAACTCATCGCCGCCCGTTTCTGTGAAATCGAAGCGGCGAAACTCGAACGCGCTGAAATCCTTGTCAACCTGCTCGCCGCCAAAATGAGCGGGAAAATCAGCGAACAGGAATATCAGGAGATCATGGCGAGTCTTGATGCCGCCCGCGCCGGAGAAGGGACAGAGAGATGAAATATGATGTGATCCTAGCGGACCCACCGTGGAACTTTGAAACCTGGGATAAGAAAGGCAATGCGCGGACGCCGTCCGCGCATTATGACACGATGGATTTAGAGTCTATTTGTGCATTGCCTATCGAAAAACTGGCCGCTGATAATTGCGCTTTATTCATGTGGTCAGTATGGCCGCGCATTTTTGATGCTCAAAAAGTTTTCGATGCCTGGGGATTCAGGTATAGGACTCTTGGCTTTGAATGGGTCAAGATGAATCCATCCGGATTAGGTTTTCATGTTGGACTTGGATATTACACGCGCGCTAATTCCGAGCCGTGTCTTTTGGCGGTGCGCGGAAGTATGCCAGTTGCTACACGTAGCGAAAGAAATTTGTTGATGACTCCAATTCGGGAACATAGCAGAAAACCCGACGAGCAGTATGGAAAAATTGAAAGGCTCTATCCGAACATGCGTTATCTGGAACTATTTGCCCGTCGCACGCGTCCCGGCTGGGATGTGTTCGGTAATGAAGTTGAGAATAGTATCGTTCTGGAACAGGAGCAGCCATGAGCACAAAACAATCAGCACTTGATAAGTTGATTTTTCGCGTGAATGAGATGGATATTACGGAACAATTGAACTGGCTGGGGGATGCTATTATGCCGGTGGAGGCACGGCGGGAACTGGAGCAACTGCGGGCGCGGGTGAGAGAATTAGAATTACAATTGACACATTATGAAATAGGAGCCGATGAACAGATTCAGCGGGAGTTGGATGCGGCGCTGAATGGTGGTGAGGAATGAACACTCATTATCAACAGGCCTTGAATCATTGGGAACAAATCAAGATGGATATTATTGCTTTTGGACGCGAAGCAAAAAAAGCCATACTGCTGGAAGAGAAAACGATCCGTGACTTTTCAATTGCCCTATGCGGTAACGCGAGCCTGGAAGATAGGATAGGCCGTTACATCATGGCGGCTGAGTTTGTGGATAGTCTAAATTCCGTACAGTACGGAAACGTGAAAGACTGGTTAACCCCAACGCATTACACCGAACTACGAAAAATTGAACAGGCAACCGACAAAGAGACCGCGCTGGATTATATGCAGGATTTGATTACCGAATTGCCTAATGGAAACGTGAACGTCAAGCCCATCGAATGGTTGCGCGGCAAGCGAAGCGGGCAGGAAATCTCAACGGCAGAAGTGTTTCACAGACTTTGGAAATCTGCGGCGCGGGCCATGAATGACGCATTATCTGAATTGGAACGTAAAGGCAATCTTGCCACAAAAGAAGATCGGCGGCGGGTGCGGATATTGACACTCGTGATCCGTCTATTTCAAACCGAAAAGGCGGAAGTATGAGTATCGAACAATTGTTATCCGCCCTGGCGCCCTATGGCGTCGAACTCAGTTACAAAATGGTCCTGGCCAAATGGCGCGTGCTATTGATGGATTGGGGATTCTTTACTGTCTACGGAGATACGCCCCTGGAAGCGTTGCAAGCCGCCTGGGACGTGGTGCGGGATGAGAAGGAGACGGCATGAATATTTACAGGATTATTAAGCCGTATACGTCGCACCACTATGGCGCAATCACGTTGCCAATCGGGACAATCCTTGAATGGTTCGAGCAGAACAAGAGTTATCTGTCTCATCCAGTACAAGGCCATTGTGTGCCAGTGTCAAAATGGGCGGTAGAGTCTTGGAATGATTATTTTGAAATCATAAAAAAAGATGAAAGGCAGGTGATCACCATGAAATAACATTATGTCCATATTAGCTATCCGTAGAACGTTTGTAAAGAAACGCCCCGTCAATAGCAGGGCGTTTTGATTTTCATACTTGACAATTTAAAATGACAGGTGTAAACTCATTCTATGAACAAATTTTCTAAGCTACATGGTAAACAAGTCAGGGACAGGATTATGAACTTTTTGGAAGAGAATGAGACCCTCATCGTGCCCGTTACATTGCGAGAGATTGGGAACGCGGTTGGAATTAAATATCCATCCATTACACATTATCACATGGAGAAACTGGAGAAAGATGGAAAAATCAAGCGGCAAAATGGAAGGATCAGGTTTATAAAATTGGTGAATCATGAAAATCGTATACCGCAATCCGAAAATCAAGAGCAGCCCTGAACGCCGTAATAGCCCAGAGGATCTCATGCAGGCATTTATGCGTTTCATTCGGCGCGAACCGGAGCACAAGAATCTGACGCCGAAGGGGTACGCGCTGCTCATGAAAGCTCGCAAGGAGAAACCATGAAACGCCGCATTCATCTTTATGTATTCAGCAGCTCTATCGGTATTCTGTTGGCTCTAACAGTCATCTCTATTTTGGTTAAGTGAAATGAACACAAAGCATTATTGTGTTCAGACAGTTTGCCGTCAGGGTGAACTCGATATCTTCATCGCGTTATGCGGTTATTCTTCCAGACATCGGAATGAGTTCAATAATCAGACGGATAACAGTTTTCGGAAAGTGACCTGCCCGGAATGTCTCGGAAAATATGCGAGTCGAATGAATACAGAGAATGATGATGGTCAGAAGGAGTCGAAATGAACATTTGCCAGGAAAGGGATTGTCAAGAAAGCGATGTAGTTGAGTGCCGCCTGCCCATCTACAAGAACGATATTTACTCATATTCATTGTTCGAGATATTCAAGAACTTCGGCGGTTTGAAGTCTGTAATCCATTACCTAAAACACGGATGGTTGAATACCTACGATTATTATTGCCCGGAACACTGCAAAAAGAATGGCTATTGTTATGGTTGTGGTGAGTTTTGGGCTGGAAGCGAAAGCTTTGATTTCTCCCGGAATGGCCTATGTAGCAATTGCCGTGATGACTCGGACTTGGTTGATTATGAGGAGGAAGAAGATGATTACTGGTCATGGGGAGATTATTATCCAGATCAGGAGTCCCAATGAATACAAAAGATGAATTGATTTTCCTGTTGCAATTATTGATTTCCATCCTGATCATCGGCGGGCTGGTCTGGGCATTTTTCAGAATTACAGGAATTCCTTTGTGAATATTTTATTCATCCTATCACAGCGTGTTGCCCGTCGAGAATCCACCGGCGCCATTATCATGTGTACTGTTATAGATATGTTTACCGTCATCCTACAACGTGTAAATCGCAATGCGAATGACGCCGCGTTCGAGAGAACACGACAAGAAATCTTTGGCGAATATACACAGACTGAATTGCAAGCGCTGAAACAAGACGACGCCCGTCGAAAGTTTGAACACGAAGAAGCGGGCAGATTTTGGAGCGGAGCATGAAATGGAAAGAGTGTGTCAATGATTATTTGAAAGGCAAGCCGTGATGATCTGGTATTTACCGCATCCGAACCGCTGGATTTTATGCGAGATTGTATCGGAGTTATTGGGTCATATTACCGTCCGAACCTATCAGGGAGAAACCATATCAGGATTGAAAAAACGCCGCATTAATGGCGCGGCATGGTTACTGGAAAAAAGGAGTTAATCGTGAAAAGAAATATCGGTTATTTAGGTCTTGGAGTCCTTACGGCAGGGGTGCTTTTATTCTTAGGAAAGCATTCCCTCAATTTCTTCATGTTTACTTTTGCAGGAAGCGATGAATTGTATGCGTGGATGGGACTCTTGCTAACGTCACTCGGTGCAATCATTTGGCTGTGGATTTTCAAATTCACAGATGGGACGCGCCTGCAAAAGACGGTCGCACTCGTCATGATGTTTGCCGCCCTGTTGGGAGAATTCCTGACGGCTGGCTTTGACATCTACATGCAGGCCATGGTCAAAGATGGGTTCCACTTCACTACTGATGACATCCGAAATATGTCCATTATCGTTTCGGCGTTAGGACTCCTAACGGGCATGGCTTTAATCATTCACTTTGCAGGTGATACCATTATTGAGGAGTTCAAGAAGGACGAAGACGGCGATGGGATTCCGGATTTTATAGACCCTGTAGACAATCGAAATGTCAGACATTTACCGCAGCCGATGACGGACACTCTCCCTGCCAGTGTTGCACAGGTACGCCGAAACGGGGCGGCAGAAGTGGACCCTACCAAAGCCGCCCGGAGTTAGCAGAGAAACAGGCGGCAGATAACTTTCCTAACGAGTTAACAGTTGATTTACTAACGCTCCTAACGGAAGAAGTACAGAATGAACAACGAATTGAAATCAAATCAATCTGGCGTGTTGAAAGAAGAAACGACCGCAATCCCCCAGGCTTTGCCATCTACCAACGCGGTAAACCTGTCTACATCGGATACATCGGATACTACAGTCAAAGCCAGAAACCTGAAGGATTCCCAACTTACTCCCAACTTGCAGGACGCTCCTAACGCGGCCCGGCTCATTCAGGCACTGGCGGGGAAGTTAGGAGATTTAGTGGAATGGAAAAAGTTGACATTAGGAAATGGCGTACAAGTCTATGCGTTAGTATTCCCCGTTAGGAAATGGAAAGTTGATCCGATCAGCAAAGAATTACAGCCCCGTTAGGAGTTGGGAATGAGAATAAAAATTGCAGTCACTATTTTGGCGTTGGGAATTCTAGCCTGTGGAGCCTACACAACGCCCGCCATTGTGGAAACCGTGCAAATTCCCACGCCTACGCCCATTCTACTTACAGAATCGCCTACAGCAACGCTACAAACGATTTTGACGCCTGCGGGGGCAAATACCCCATCTCCGCAAACGGCGATCATTCTGCAAGCTGTTGTAAATGTCCGACAATCTCCGAACGGTGATGTTGTCGGACAACTTACAGCGGGCGAGAGAGTCGGGGTATTGGAATGTACCGCTGATTGGTGTCAGGTGTCTGGTAGTCATGCGTCAGGCTGGGTTTTTCGGGGATGCTTGTCTGATGTAGCAGGGGATTTACGATGTGAATCGAAGCCATGAAAAAGCAGATCCGCGAGATGTCACGCGAGACGAAGCGACAAACTAAAAACCAATAGCCATTATGTGAGCATCCTCCGCAAGACTTTCATAATACGTTCAATGTAGAGTGCTTCATCTTTCACGGCTTGTACAACTTGGTTGAATCCTGCCTGTGTGAAGGGTATCGCTCCTGCATTTTGAATCTGTTCCAACCGCGTAATCATGTTTGGATATTCTGCTTTTGCCTGAAGGAGAGCCTGTTTGTCGTCGTCTAATTTTGCCAGGTACACAGACGCATCCGCGGGCGTGGGGGAGTTGCCCAACGCAACCCAAGCGAGATAATCCTGGTAATCTTGATTATCCCCAATGGGGATATAAAATCCGTCCTTTTCCAAAACACCATTACTGTATAGTGTGTAACTCATTCTAGGTATCCTGCCTCTCTGACAATGACTTTGGCGGGTGTGCCTGTCCAGGTCAGCGCAAAAACATTGCTGGTGATTTTTACCAAATCCATATAGCGATATGTAATACCTGCATTTGCAACCTGTACGTCCAACTGAGTGGTCTTGGTAATACTATATGTTTCAAAAGGATGCAACCAGGTGACATCTCCGGCAGTGGCACTGGCAATATGCAACCGCATGAACATGTATAGTTTATTTATTGGTCCTGATGTGATCTCGATGTCCACCCAACTGACTCCGCCTCCGCTTACGGTTTGGCTGGCAATAGTCAGAGCATCACCATTCGCCCATCCCGCTGGGGCGTTGGCTGTCAATGTGATTGTTTTCGTTCCTGTATTGACATTGCTAATAAGTGCGCTTGTCCCGCGTGTTGTGTTATATAAACGCATCTTGCCTAATTGACTGGTAGAGGTCGGCACCATAGAGGCGGGTGTACCTGTGCCTAGGTTGTACACAACAGATGCACCTGAGGGTGTGCCATTGATCGTGCCTGTCCATGCTGATGAACCTCCGGGCGCATCTACTCTATAAATATCATTTGCCTGTACTTCTGCTAGAGGACGATTAGACAACGATAGGTAATCAATCGTGTTTCCATCCCCACCGACATGATTATGACTGTCGCCGTTCGTTACCCCTTTGGCAATGGGAGCATAAATAGCATCGAAATATGTTTTGAGTGTTGCTTTTATATTTGCCCAGGTGATTTTTCGGAGCGCGTTGGAGACATCCTCCCAAAATCCCATCTCATCATTATCTGTGATGGCGGAAGCGGTAGCTTGATGAATGGCGGAGGCCAAATCGAATTGGCTGTCATGAGAGAGATGATTGACGATACTCTGAAAATCTGTTACCCAGACAGCCAGGTTGTTGATTGTCTTATCGCCGGCGGTGGGAAATAGTCCACCTACATAGACATCCTGACCGGCAATGGCGATGGCGCGCGCCTCCTGTCCCCCCACCATAGGCAACCCACCTCCTAAAACACTAAACAAACCGCCCGAATACTTTAAGATGTTATTGTAATCTGTTCCCCCACTTTCCAATGCCTCTATACCTACAACATAAATATCCGATAGATAGGAAGCGATGGAAAATTTATCCCCAACAATCCCACCGCCTGAAAAGATGTCGGAAATCTTGGTAGGTAAGGAAGCCACCCCATCCCAGCTATTCAAAGATCCTGAATAAATAAAATAAATCGTATCGTTGACGGAAATAATGGCATAGGCTGCACTGGTGCCGGAACTAAATACTGCTGTCCAGGTACTCCCGATTAATTTATTGATACCTTTATTTGTGGGTCCCAGAAAAGCGCCATATAAGGAACCGGCAAATACTACCACTTGATAACAAGTTCCACACGCATTCGTCCCTTTGGCCGTCCAGGTGAAGCCATCCCACATCCCTACATTAGAACTCATTGTTACGCCATCAATGCTAACAATGGAAAAACCTGTAACATATAAATCCGTCCCGTCCGTATAAAGCGAATAGATTTCCGCAGAACCACCTCCGGCTGTACCATCCAAAACCCAGACCGGGTCATTCCATTCATATATTTTCGTGGCAGTGGCCGCATAGATAATTCCGCCGCTATCCACTGCCAGGGCTTTCACTTTGCTTGTGATGGTTGTCCCCATAGACGACCACTGCCCAGTAGAAATCTGATACCGAGCAATATAGCTGGCGGTTATCTTTCCGGTAATGGCCGTAAAATCACCACCCACGTATAAATAATCTCCATCATTTAATAACGCATAAATCTCTCCATTGGGCTGACCAAAATCCATCCATTGGCGCGCCTCCAACTGATTCGCATCCCTGGCGGTGTTCCATTGTTTGAGCAGCCAATCCAAATCATTTGACATCCGTAAATCACTATCATAAAAAATGTCGTTGAAGTCTACAGTAACTTCAGCATAATCATCCCCGCTAAAATCCATCTGCACACCCAAAACCCGATAAGTATTCTCGACGCCAAAACGGTCTAATGTAATAGTATCACCCAATATATAATCCACGAATAAATAGGGTTTGATGCCATCATAAGCTTTGACATCAATCGAGTTGCGCGGGTCTTTGGTGATTGCCAGTTTTGCGGACGCGAACGTTAACGCACTTTCAGAACTCTGAGCAACCTCAAGATTAAGAATATCTTCATGCCTGCCGCGCGCCGCCACGGAGGCGCTATCACTGACTTGTGTATATCCATCTCGATATTTGACCAGGTAGGCATTAATGACTTCATCCCCACGCTCATCGTCTGAAATTTCCTGAATGTTGGACCCCACGCGGAAATAAATTGTTTCCGATTTATCTGAACCAATCCCTCCCGCATAGGCCGAAATCAAAACTGGTTGCGATCCGGCCTGTAAGGTCGCTGAAAATTCAATGTCACCCGCTTTGGCAAACTGTTGAATAACCTCCAAATACGACATGCCGACATTGAGTTCCAGACTGACATTGTCCGTCCAAGCTACGGAATCACTTCCCTGGGTGGTGCTGAAATCCCAATCCAGCAATGTGAACCCGCCGCGAGTCAGGGCTTCATTGAACAGAGTATCCAGTATCGTGGCTTTATTGGTATCCTGAAATGAGCGTGTACTATTATTAGTTCCATCGCTATAGATGATTGGGCGCCGTAAATAAGACAACAACCCCAGGCCGGAAACAGACAACCCGCGCCCGCCGCCTTCCTCATTGCCAACGTGAATCTCTTTCGAATTGTCAATAAAAAAGCCCCCCCGGAACGCACCGCGATAGAATAGGCCACCGAATTTACCATTAGCAATCAAAGTTGCCGCGATGGAATCTAATGGGACATGGATTTCCCCACTGCCCGTCTCATTCAGCCGAAGTATGAGATGCCCCGCCGCCACTGGCAGAATACACAGTTGCGTCGTTAAATTGGTATCATAGAGTCGCCATTCGGCGCGGTCAGTATTTGCCATTAAATAAATGGCGCGTAGAAGCGGACGCGCACCTTTCCAGTTGTAGCAGTTCCATCTGTGATACTCAAATTGTTTGTGCCAGGGTCAAAGACCATCATAGTAGATGCGCCGGTATGAGTGATATTGCCAATAACATTAGTGCCCAAATCGTTCGTTGCAATCCATTCGTTGCCGCTTTTTTGGATGGTCACAATTCGGGGGCTGGCAATCGTGCCTGTATAAGTCAGGGTATTTCCATTGGTGGAATTCGTAATAACTGTATTGAGTAATGGACCTGTCAATACAATGGTGGCGTCTCGTTCCTCTACTGTGCCAGGATTGGTGACGACCATGGCCTTGGGGCTGGCGTTAATTGTAGTTTCATTACTGGTAATCTCCGTGGATAATCGGAAAAATGGAAACGGCAGGGTAAACTCCACTACGAAAAGAGCTATATTATTTCCATGTGATAAATCCATTTGCAACGGTCGGTCTACAATGGCCTGCACATTTCGCACCGTTGTATCTTCGCGCGTTTGTGCGAGTGTCTGTAATGTCCGGGGAGATAGTTTTTGTTTCAAACTATCGTTGATTGTTTCCAGCGCCCCGAACGTCGCCCCCTGATATTTGATGACGAATGACAGAATGCGTTCCTCAAAATATTTTTCAACAAACGAACGGCCATGCTGGAACGGTAACAGAATATTCTCATTCCGCCGTTCGATGAAATCATAAGAGTCGCTGAATAGGGTAACGCGTCCATAGGTCGTCAGGGCGGTGCCGCCGTATGTCCAACTCGTCATGCAAACCTGCCCGTAGCGCTTGCCATGATCAGCGCCCGCCGGATACTATTTTCAGCCGTCTCTTTTTTTGGATTATTCACGATAATATTATAAACTGTTCCCGTTTTCGCATTCGGGACGAATGTTCCGTTGGTGTTCGGCACAAACATTTCGGGCTGCGCCCCAGTGCCAATCATATAGGATTGTCCGGCGATGCCCGCCCCGCCGCTATCCCGTTTGTGAGAGGCTGCATATCCATAACCGCCGGGTTGAGCCTGTGGGTTATTGCCCGATAATGCACCGGTCACCGTCGAAGGCAAAGGGGCGTTGGTACGAAAATTCACACCGAAATTTACCGCCATTCCGTTATAACCAGCAATCTGTTGCATGGTGGCTAGGGTTTGCTCCATCGTTGGTTGTGTTCTGGCGAAATTCGCAATCAGCGCGTCGGCGGCTTTACTCTCGGAAATTGCTTGATTCGCGGCTTCTCGTGAAACCAGCCCGCGCTGTACTGCAATGTCTTGCAGATATTCAAACTCACCCGAATCAACGATGCCATCCGCTGCCAATCGTTCCTGTGTCAAATCATAGATTCGCTGTTGAGCGGCTTTCTTGGCGTCCTCCCCTACGTTCTCCTTCGCCTGTGCGTTTTCTTCCTGAGCCTGGGTGATGTCCGCTAATTGACGAATATAATCCAGGTTTTCCTCATTGGTAAGCTTTCCCGCTTCTCGTTCTTCGGTCATTTTCATGATAAGCTGATTTTTTTTGACCGCTAAATCCTCATCCTTTTTAACCAGGTCATCCATCGTCTTAATCGCCGCGTCGTTCGATGATTGGATGCTAAACATGGACGAGAGCAGGCCGGTATATATACCGCTCAACCGCTGGGCGGCTTTCTCAGCATCCCCCTGACTATCAGTCAAACCATCTGTAGAGTCAGCCGTTTCATTCGTCGCCTTTGCCACCTTTATTTGCTCATCTTCCAATTTCTTCAATTCATCTTTATAAACCTTGGTATATTCAATGCCGCGATAGACTTGTATGCCCTGTTCTTTTAGTCGTTCAATGACCTGCGTATGCTGTGAGGTATTAAGAATGATTTGCCCAAAATATGCGCCGACCTTTACCTTTAATCCTTCCCATGAGTCGGACACTTTATCTATTGCCAGTCGTTCCAATTCAAACTTTCGAATTTCATCGTCAGTCAAAATCAGGTTTTTATTAACTTGTTCTGCGTTTTTGCGCAAGACATCGCCCCCCTGAAAAAGAACGTTCAAATACTTGGAATACGATTTACCGAGATTATCCTGTGCAAATTGTAGCCTTTGAGCGGGATCTTCAATGGCCAGGAATTGATCAGAGAGTTGTGCCAGGGATTCCACTGTTGGAACAATCCCCTTTTCCTTCATGGCTTTGGCGGCCATTGAAATATCTGCCGCAGTAATATTGAAATCGTCCAATGTTTGCAGAAGTATTGAGGCCTGTTGCGCTCCGGTTCCACTGGCAATTGCCAGGTCTCTTACATTTGCGGCATATTCCTGAAATCGCCCGAAGGTCGCGTCAAATACCTGTTTACCCACGCGAGCAACATCCACCAGAGTGGAATATGCGCTTCTTAATTCCGTCCATGAGAATTTTGATTTTTGTGCCGCCTGCACGCTGGATTTAGATACCCGCTCCATCTCTCCGCGTAATGATTCAAGCTGCGAATCAATTTTCCTGACATCTCCTGATAAATCATCTGGGTCGCCTTTGAATTCGATAGTTACAACATTGGACATAATAATTCAGCCTCAATCAACATTCGATCAAGCGTGGGGTTTTCGTCTGCCCACGTTCCCCAATTGGCGGCCTTGGCGCGCAGACGATAGGCCGCAACTAAATTTTCCGCATAAATCAGACGATTTAATTCCTTATAATAGAGCGTTGGCCGTCCCAGGATGGCGGCCACGCCAAAGCGGTCAATCCTTTGCAGCAGATCAATTTCGGGCGAGTAATGCTGACCGTCGCGCGCGTATAGCAACGCGTCGGTCTTTACTCGTTTGGGATTTCCAGGTCTCCGATATAGATTTTCAGGATTTCCTGAAATATCCAATCCACTAAATGATGGCTATCGCCGCGCGGCGAGAATGGGAATGGGTCTGGATTAAAGTTCTCTAATTCCCATTTTTCCACACAAGCCTGCACCGCGGGAAGTTTCGCGCCGTCGATTGCAGTAAACCAGACGCGCCCATCTGTACCTGTCACAGGCGGTGATAAGGCTTGCTCAATAAGCATCGCCTGAGACATGTTAAGCGGGTCAGAAATCACGACCGACCCGCTCCAACGTTTGACGGGGGAGATAATTATCCTGGGCATCATGATGCTGCAATTGCCGTCGTGCCCCAGGCCGGGTCATTAACAGCTGTAGCGGCCTTGGTAATCTTGCAGGAATACTCACCCGTACTGGGATTGTGGGTATAGTTGCTCACGATAACAGAATCGACCGCCCCAAATACCGGGTCGCCGGTAGTCCAATCGGCCTGAATACCGAAATAGACGGCGAATGATTTGGCGGTCAGTCCACCGTTCAACGGCTGCAAAACGGTATGCGATCCTGACAGATGCGCGGAAGCCGCCTCCCCTGAAACGGAGGCGGTCGCTGCGGCTTTGTTGTCAAAGGGTCCAGTGATGTCAAGGCTAAAGGTTGCCTGCCCGGTCAGGAATCCTATGACAATTTCCTGCATCGCGCTGACATCCAGTTCTTGATACGTCAGACCAACATCTCCAATGGTTTTAACCGGGAAGTCCCGCATCACGCCGCCGGTATCCTCAATTTGAATTTTACAGAAACGGGGTGAAGTTCTACCAGTTGCCATAAGTTTTTACTCCTTTTAAATGTAATTCCGATGAAAAGATAAAACAAAAGTTACCGATGTGGCGGTTCCAAAAACAACCTGCCAGCGGGTATAACTTTCGACGGTGGCTGGGTTAGCAAGTGCGACAATCCCATAAACGGGAACATATACGCCGCCACTGCCACAATTGATAACACCTGTTGAAAGTAAGTCAGTGTATGCACCCCCGGCGGTGGCAGAGTTTTGGGTTTTGAAGGTCGCTGTTATATTTCCACTACCTGCCGCCGCCAGGACATGATATACCATGAAGCCGCCTTTTGTCGTTTGCCCACCGCCGCCGTAACCATTGGCTGAGTTTACGCCGGTCTCAGCGCCATTGGCATGTAGCAGAGTCCCCCAGGGTTGGGCATAGGCGAGATTATCCGCAATCGTGGAAGTATTCCCGAAAGGCACGGAGGCAGTCACGGGATTATCATCAGGCTTGCCGGAATAACCGAGTTGCTGGAATTGCCCCGCGAATACCGGGTCACCCGCCACAGGCGCGGCCTGAATCCCCTGCGCTATCATCACGGTACGTTGTAATCCAGCCGTGCCGAGTACGGCATGAATTCCAATTGTCGCTGTATTATCGAATAATCCGTTGAGCGTGCCCATCGAAATATTGGCACTCCCCAACATGGCACCCTTGACGTTTTTTGTTATGGCGTCATCCATGCCCTCCTCAAACACGGTCGCAAGCGGACCGTAGGAACGGGTATACCCTGACAGATCACGCCCATTGATATAAATGCGCCCGAACCGCAGCATCGTTCTACCGAGTGTCATGTTTTACTCTTCGCTTTCTTTGGCTTTTCTTCATCAGCTGGCGCTATCTCAAAAGCCTTTTCTTCGTCGATTAATTTTTGCGCTTCATCATCAGGCAGGTCGTAAATAATGCCAGCCTGTAGATTTTTCTCAGGCACCGGACAGGTGATTTTTACATTCATGGATTTTGCATCTCCGTAACCAGAATGGGAATGTCTGCGCCATGATATTGATTACCGGCCAGGTCGGTCCGTCCACCGATGGAGATATTTCCCATCTTCATATTGACCCTGCCGGAATAAGGTGAATGGATGGAGATAATCCCCGCAATGATTAACGCCACTTTATCCACCAGGTCTTTGTAGGATTTCGGGAATTGCGACATATCACCAATCTCCACGTGCAGGAAGCGATAATTGAGTGTATAGGATATGTCCACCGGTGCATCGCCGCCTTCTAGCAATGACGGATAAGACAAAGTAAAATCCGTTATCCAGCCCGGCGCTTCTGGGTTCGGGTACATGACATTTGCCTGCCCGGTCTGGGCGGCGGAGATTTCGTCATAATCCTTGATCGTGACACCAGAAATACTCAGCGCGCTAATGGCATTTGCAATCTGCGGAAGTAAAAGCGTGATGGTCATGTCCTGTACCTGTAATGTTCGATGATACGTTGGGCATACGCCGGGACCTCCTCAGGTCGAATGACAATCCCGGCGCTTATTACCGTGATTTTTCCGCTGGCCGTCTGCCCACTGCGGGAGCTGTTGACACCCTGTACAATACTATTCGTCGCCTCTGTGATGTCAAATGGAATGGACGGATAGCCGAACAAGCCAATCAGTTTGACGCCCCGATTCGATTTTGGAAAATATGCCCCAAATATCGGGTTGATTTCGATATGGGTATAAGGCTGCCCATTCAATAGGGCATTATCCGGTGTCAGGTCATATTGATCGGCAGTCAATAGGGTATATGAGCGTTGACCTTTGGTGTAGTCCACCGAAATAGATGTCGGCGCGGCGGATAAATCGTCTATTCTCAGACAATAAGGCTCACTGGCTTTGTAGTAGCGAGTCTGATCTGTCGTGTCTATGTAAAACTTGCGTCCGGTTTCGCGGTCAATGTAACGGCTGGCTCCTTCGATAAGGACTGCCAAAACATCATCATCCGACGCGTCGGTAACCACAGTTCCAATCTGCCCACGTACCGCAATCCAGGCTTTATATTGCGCCAGGGTGGAATAACCATTCGTAATCGTAAGCGCCCCGGCGGTAGTATTGGCACTGGTAGCCGCCGGGGTTAAACCCGTACAGGTTCCGTTGTCGCTGGCAATGTTGAGCGTTGTATCATTCGTGGCTTCTTCCCGACAGGTTAGGACAATGGAGCTCGATGAGCCGCCAACCAGAAAGAATGCCTGTACGTCCGTATCCAGCGCGAGCGTCTGTCGAGCTTTGAGCGCCACAACTGCGGCAGTGTCTCCGGTTAATACCGCAACACTAATCGCCTTCGGGGAATT